AACGATAATCTGTATCAAGGGTCTGTTGACCTTTCAAAGGCCACAGATAACCTTCCCATGTCATGGGGATGTGAAATCATCCGTTACCTCCTCGGGATGTTCCCGGCGGTTGATAGGCTTCAGATGGCTGTCTTCGGACTCCCTGACGATCCAGAGACCGTAGAGAGGCAGAAGGCCGAGGAACTCTTTGTCAAATCATATGATTTGTTCAAAACAGTTGCAAGGGCTAAATGGGAGGATGAGGGATATCTTCATCAATGGAAGATTGGTCAACCGCTGGGTTCACTTCCCAGCTTTGCCATGTTGGCCATTACCCACAATCTTCTAGTAGAAAGCCTGGCGGCCACGCTGGGCCTACACCATTCTCCTTATGTCATTCTTGGCGATGATATCGTCATCATGAATAAGAAGCTCAGATCTCGGTATATCCGGGAGATGACCTCCAGAGGTATACCTCTATCGCTCCATAAGAGCTTTGAGGGCAGACTTAGTGAGTTTGCAGGAAAAACCTTTGTGAAGAATAGTGTTCCATTCTACACCTCAGACCATTCTCCTATTACTTGGGAGTCGCTGTTTGATTGGCAGCGCTCAACAGGTATTAGGATACCCTGGGAGAACGTACCCAGGCAGATCCAGGCGAAGATCCAACGCTTGGCATGCGCGAAACTTCGTGCAGATGGTTTGAATCCCTCTCAAAAGATGGTAGCTCATTTGGCAGCTTCCTCCTACGACCTCGTTCTCTCCTGTGAGATCTTTGGTCGTGGGACGCACCTATATCCGTTTCCGGATAATGCGAGCTGGCAGGAACAGTCAGTTGGATACTTCGAAAGAAGAGACCAAGAGAATATCATACCTGATGCAGTAAAACATTCAGGGATAACAGTTCTCTGTTGTCGTTACCCCATCACCCTTATGAGTGATAGGTTTGCAGACAAGGATGGTTATTTTCAACGTTACCGCCCTACCGAGTTGCCGTCTTGGTACAAGGTCAAGTTCAGGCCATGTGCCACAGACGCAGCAATTAAAGCGGCTATTGCCGCCTGCTCCGAAAATCACGATAAGATACCGTGACTCTCTGAGTCTTAATAGGACTTGGTCGGGGGCTTGGTTACCTCCGCAACTGGTCGGT